ATTACACAATAGGAGTGAATATAAAATGACTAAAAAATGGAATGAAGAACATATTGAAGCGGCAGAAGAAGTAATGAACTTTGCTCGTGCAACAGGTAATGAAAAGTTTGCAGAGATGATTAAGGATTTATTTGAAATTAAAGAGAAGCCAGTTTTTGATGATACTGATTCTGTATTCAAGAACCTTTCTAACAAGTATAATATTGGGTGTAATGTTCAAGGATATAAATTAGAAGATGGTGTTCGTTATCCTTTCTATTCTATAGAAGGTGACATTCGTGAATTCGAAAAACTTCATGCAGAAGTAAAACAGATGCGTGTAGGTAATGTCGAAACAAGTTGAAATACTAGATAATGTTTTGGGCGTGACAGACGTAGTGGAAAATACAACAAGAGTTGTTTCTCCACCAAAACCTGTAGTTGTTCCCGAAACAAAAATGAATGAAGAAGATGTGGATAATGATTATAAATATCAAAGAGAAAACTTTTATAATCTGATAGAACGTGGGCAAGATGCAATTGATGGTATCCTAGACCTTGCGAGAGAATCAGAACATCCTAGAACCTATGAGGTTGCTGGGAACTTAATTAAACAGGTCGCAGAAGTGACTGAGAAACTTGGGGACTTACAGGGTAAAATGAAGAAACTAAAAGAAGTACCAAACTCTGCACCTAAAAATGTAACTAACGCATTGTTCGTAGGAAGCACCGCAGAACTACAGAAGATGTTAAAAGGAAAAGAATGATATGCCATTAACTAGATTTAAACTAAGTGCCATTGAGGACGGTGGAATTGCAACTGCTGATTTAGCAGACGGTTCAGTAACAACTGCAAAACTTGGTTCTGATGCCGTCACAACTGCAAAGATAGTGGACGGTGCAGTAACACTTGCAAAGACTGATTCACTATTTCTAAACACGGAAATTAGTGGAACTGAAGCAGCAAGGATGCCTGTCGGAACAACTGCACAACGTGCCAATGCACAATCTGGTGATATTCGATTTAATTCAACTCTGGAACTTATGGAATATTATACTGGAACTGATTGGAAAGCAATTGATTCCCCCCCTACTGCTACTAATATTTCTCCAACAACATTTGATGCCGCTGGTGATACAATTACTATCAGTGGAACAAACTTTCAAACTGGTTTAAGTATTAAAGTTATTGGTGCAAATGGAACAGAATACACACCAGCAAGTGTGACAAGAGTTTCTTCAACAACTGCAACATTTGACACAACCCAAGCTATTTTAGATACTGAATCTGATTTATTTGATATTAAATTATCAAACAATTCTGGACTTTCTGCTATATTAGAGAATATCCTTGAAATCTCAAACGGTACATTCGCATTTACAAACGCTGCTTCTAGTACAATTTATGACTTAGGAAGAAGTACTGGATTTGCTGCTGGTGGTTCATTATCTGGTGGCGGTGGAGAATCAGATGTAACCGTTGCTTATGCAGTTACAGCTGGTACACTACCATCTGGTGGTTCTATTAGTTCTTCAACTGGTTTAATCACTGGTATTAGTGCTGTAGGTTCAGATACAAATTCTACATTTACAATAACAGCAACTGTTACGGATGCTTCAGCAGGTTCAAGTACATACAGTCGTGCCTTTACACTCACAGTCGCTGCTCCAGTGATTGTCTCTTACACATCAACTGGTTCTGGAACATTCAGTGTTCCTACTGGTGTTTCTAGTGTTAATGCTCTAGTTGTCGCTGGCGGTGGTGCTGGTGGTTCTGCAAATAGTAACACTGGAACTGACGGTGGTGGTGGCGGTGGTGCTGGTGGTCTAATCTATAGACCTGCATTCCCTGTAACTCCAGGCGGTTCGGTTTCTTATACTGTTGGTTCTGGTTCATCCAGAGGACAATCGTATGCTGTTACAACACAAACCAAACTATCGAACCTTTCAACCTACAACGGACAAGACTCTACATTTGGTACACTAACCGCTAAAGGTGGTGGTGCTGCTGGTGATGGCCCTGCTCCAAACGGAACTGCTATTGCTGGCGGTTCTGGTGGTGGTTCTGGTTCGGGTGGTGGTTCTTCACCCTCACCAAATGCTGGTGCTGCAACTCAACCTCAACAACCAGGCGACTCTGGATCTTATGGATTCGGAAACCCAGGCGGAACAAATGGTTATAGTTCTCCATATAATGGTTCTGGTGGCGGTGGCGCTGGTGCTGCTGGTAGACCTGCTGGCATCGGATCGGGCCCGCATGGCGGAAATGGTGGTGTTGGAAAACAATACGATATCTCTGGTTCACAAGTATACTATGCCGGTGGTGGCGCTGGTGCTGGTGGTGGCAGTGGCGCAGGCTCAGCTGGTTCTGCTGGACAAGGTGGTGGAGGCGATGCTCATCCATCTGTAGACTCTGCTCCTCTAAGCGGTGGTAATGGAAGTGCAAACCGTGGCGGCGGCGGTGGCGGTGGTGCCGGACTTGATAGTCCATCCAGACCGTGGTCAGCTGGTTATGGTGGTAATGGTGGTTCTGGTATCGTTATTGTAAAATATTAAACTCTGGAAAATAAAGATAATCAATGCCTGAATTTTTGTGGGCATTGACTGCATCTTCATAAGTTTCTACGATACAATCTCCTGCTAAATTAAAAGAAGTATTAAAGAGAATAGGACAACCTGTTCTCTTTTTAAATGCATCTATAAGATTATAATAGTGTAAGTTTTGCTCTTTTGTTACTGTCTGAATACGACATGTTTTATCTACATGAGTTATGGCAGGCAAGTCATCACTTTTAACATTCACTGCATACATCATAAATGGACTTTCTTTTAGTCCTCTCATATCAAAATAATCATGTACATGTTCTAACAACACAGTTCCAGCAAATGGACGATACCATTCTCTACCCTTCACTTTATTAATATAATCTTTTCCATCGACTCTTCTTGGGTCAAATAGAATGGAACGATTGCCTAATGCTCTTGGCCCTGCTTCAGACCTTCCTTGAAATATTGCAACACTCTTTCCTTCTTCGATAAGTTTTGCAACGTCATCGTAATCTGCTCCAATACCTTCTGGAATATAACTATGATACAATCCAAGATATATGTGTTTTTGTTTACGGACTGTCTTATCTTTAGTAAGAGTGTGGTGTATATACTTTGCAGCACCCATAGATGTTCCAGCATCACTAGATACAGGTTCAATATAAAACTCAACATCATCTCTTAAATATTCATAGTTTGCAACACAGTTTAGAAAGTACCCCCCAGCAAGAACAACTTTCTTAATACCAGTTTGTTCAATCATTTTATCAATGTACATCTTTACATGATTTTGTGTTGCAGTTTGTAACGCATATGCAAAGTCTGCTTTACTTTGAAAGTCAGTAAACTCGTAATCCAAGTATCCTTCTCGTAGATTCTCGTTTCTCCACTTGAATAGATTTGGGTTGAGTTGGTCATTAATATACATGGATGGAATAGAATCATTTGGTTTACCATAAGTTGACATTCCCATCAACTTTCCAGCATCCATTTCATTCATACCCATTGCGACACAGGTTTTTTGAAACGCAAGTCCTTCACTAAAATGATGTGATACTCTTGCAGTTCCAATATCAACATCACATTCAAATCCAACCATAACTTCTTTATCAATCTCTTCAAAGTTATTAGGATAAGATGCAACAAATGATGCATTTCTTTCAGAACCAAATGTTCCTTCTTGAAATTGAAAATGGCTAATAGGATAATCTGAACCCAATCCATCACGAATAATACACAATGCTTTCTTAAACCCAGAATTGTAGAATCCATGAGCAGCATGCATCATGTGGTGTTTTTGATTTAAGTCATATGTTTTGTTTGGGTGATTATAAAAAGAACGATTAAGATGAATAATTGCAGATGAGTATGGGTCTCTATCTTCAAAACTCTCTGGATTTTTCGGTGATTGAACGCCAGTTATACCAATACAGTCAATATTGTTTGTATATTTTGGCAGTTCATGTATTACATTATATGGAACTTTATCATACTTTATATTAGATAATCTCTCATTTTCTAAAGAGAACACAACTTCCCCATCGTCTAACAGTGTGACTGCTGAGTTGTGTATTCTATTTAATCCAATTATCTTCATAAAATCCTCATTATAAATAAGTATGTGATTACTATTATATAGTATTATTATGGAAATGTCAATATGCAAAATGAAAATCATTATCTAGGAAACCCGCTTTTAAAGAAATCTAATGTTCCTGTAAACTGGACAAAGGAAAACATCCTAGAATATCAGAAGTGTATGGAAGACCCCATATACTTTATTAAGAATTATATTAAGATTGTGTCTTTAGATGAGGGTTTAGTACCCTTTAGACTCTATGATTTCCAAGAGAATATCGTAAAGACAATCCACAACGACAGATTCACAATATGTAAGATGCCTAGACAGTCTGGTAAATCCACGACTATGGTATCCTATATTTTACACTACGTTCTGTTTAATCCTAACATGAATGTTGCCATTCTAGCGAACAAAGCTGCGACTGCAAGGGACATTCTTGGCAGACTGCAACTCGCATATGAGAATCTTCCTAAGTGGTTACAACAGGGTGTGGTATCTTGGAACAAAGGTTCTGTAGACTTAGAGAATG